AAAATGTCCGCCGTAGGCGGACATTCAGTTGACCCGACTACGTCGGGTCCGACCCTTGTACGAACCCTCCCTTTTATCAACTACTTAATATTAAGGGATGGTTAGTTTTCGCTGTGCATAAAGAGCCAGATTCGACGTAGTCGGATCCAGTTGTCGTCCTACGGACGACTAACCCGTACGTTCCATGTAAAAGGATGGGTTTGTAAGGGAAACCTTGGTTTCCCTACACCTTAGGTTCCCCACATTCGTTTAATAGCCATATTAAATATTTAATACTTTATTATTAGAATGGAAAAAATATTGACTATTGCAGTTTTAATTACATTTTTCTATTGTTTAGCAAAATTCGTAGAGATGAAATTCGTTGAAAAAGAGATGAAGCCTCTAAAATTCTTGGTTCGTGATTCCCTAATTGTCTTTATATCTGGTATGGTCGCATCATATATTTGTTTTAATATGGATGGTAAACTCATGGATTTTTTAAATGTTATGACGGATACCAAGACCGCACCCGCAATTGGTGCAACTGAAATATTTACAGATAGCCCCGGATTTTAGACCATTAAATATTTATACTAGTAACTTTATCATTTATCGCATTTTACAAAAATGAGAAAAGGTGTAATTACAATTAACTGAATTTTATTTAGTTGTCTAACTAACTAAAACTTGACGTTTTTTCATACTGCAAAAAATCTTTTGTTAAAAAAAATGGTGTATAATATTGATCTATACGTTCAAATGTAATTAGAATAGATTTTTGTTATTTTATTCCATTTTTATTGAGTTCTTTTTGTATTTCTGCAATCTTTGGTTTAGTAAAATAATTGTGAAACATAATTGTTTCATACTCTGAATACTTGTCACGTAATGTTTTTATTTTGGTATATTCTTGATACAATTCGTATGAATTCATTTTACTTGCTTCAATACGATTGAATAATTTCATACATTCATATTCTTTTTTTAGGAATTCTTCATTGAGTTTTTCTTCTTCTTTTTCTTGTGCTTTTTTAAAAATGAGTTGTTGTTCTTGGTATTCTTTATAACGTTTTCGTAGTATTTCTTGGATAAAATCAAAATTAAAAAATGTACATATATCGCTCCGTATTGTTCCTACACGAATGCCGATAGCATCTTCAAATGATAATTCTTCCTTTGTTTTCATATCAAATAATTTAGTATATTTAGGGTATTTTTCTATAAACTCAGTAAATACATCATTGTCAACTAATATTTTTTTGAAGTATTCTAATTCTTTGAAACATTCACATTGTATTTCGGGCATATGAATTGCTTGTGCGCTAGCTTTAAATAATGCTATTCCACGTTCACGAGTTGCCCAATCATGTCCACAACCATATGTGTTACATGCCTGCATATACGCCATAGAAATTCTACGTTCACTTTCTACAGTTAAGCAACGTAATCGACAATGTGTTGTACGGGTTTTTACATAAGTGCCACAATAGCATGTATATGATTGTTGTTCCACTCTATCGACATCTTGTATAATCCTATCAATTTCACAACTATAATTCATTCGTAAACTATAAGTCATTTGTAATATCTAATCAATTATATTGTTTTATTTTTATATTATAATATTTGTTATGTAATAAAAAATAAGTCTATTACGCAGTCTGTTACATCTATTACATGGCATTACAATATTGATTACTATGTTTATTTTTCGGTCGGTGTAACTAGGTTTCTGTTAAGTATATTATTTGTAGAAATATTGTGCGTATATTTTTAGCCATCTTTGTAATACTATTTAGTTGGTGCATTCTGCTAATGGACTGAACCCTTGTAAAATAATTAAATTAGCGTTTAATGCAGTTATACCGCCTGCTCTTTTAATTTGTTGGGCCATTTCGTTAATCATTTTGTCATCATTTAAGTTTTCATATATTGTTTTGCATTGATTATGACTTGCTATACCATATTCGGCATCTAGATCAAACCATCGGGTTAATTTTATTTCCATTTTTCAAATGTTGGATTGACGCGCATGAAGTGAATACCTAACTTGAAAGAGTTGAACACTGAATTTAGATATACAGAGGCATAATAGTTTATGTAATCTTACATCTACATTTTCATGTAATAATAGATTTTCTATTGTTTATTAGAGAAATTTGTTTGATTATATAAAAAATACATAAAGTTGCTGATAATTGTTAACTAATTATAAAATTTATATTTACAATTAGTTATAACCTACACATATTGTGGTATCATATTGATATTCATATATTTGTGTATATCATCTGGTTGGATCGAATCTACCGCAAATTGTTTAAAAAATGGGAATTCCAACTGTTCTTGGGGTGTATGATGATGCACAGTCCGAGCAATCATTTTATATAGTTTGAAATTGGGATATCGTTCCTCCCCATTTTTCTTATACAATATATTCTTTTTACTATCATCCAAGCACCATCGATGAATCGTCTTTTGCAGGTCATCCATATCATTATACACTTCATCGTCATCAATGATAAAATCAAATATTGAGCAACCAAGACGGCATAAATCAAAACTATAATTCGGATCTAATCTTGGTTTATTTTTATTTAAATATGGTTCACAGTTATATTGTGTTGATGCATCTCCACCTGGTGCAAAACTTTCACTACAAAATTGTTTTCCTTGATATTTGTATATTGCACGACCAAAATCAATGATTTTAAATATGCGTCCATATGTTGGAACTTTATAATGCACATTATTATATGTATAATATAAAAATTCTTGGTCAGTATTTATATACATAATATTATTTGTATGCAAATCATTATGTGTAAAATTAAATGCTTTTTGATAAAGAATGAGTGACATGATGATTTGGAATAATGCACTTGCGCCGGTTTTAGGGTCTATTTTTTTATTTATAAATAATTCGTCAAATGTTCCATCACATTTTTCCAAACATATCATTTGGACTGGAAAATTATGTATATATGCTTGTGTTTCTTTATCTATATCATAATCTTGAGTTGATGAACTACTATCAGAGAATGATGATGTATCCGAATCAGTTACCCATTTTGTATTGTCTTCTTGGTTTTCATCATCTTGGTTTTCATCATCTTGGTTTTCATCATCTGTGCTATAGTTTAATTTACTATCATTAGAACTATTAGATGAAATATATGATGAACTACTTGTATTTCTGGATATTTTATCAATCGATTCATTTGTATATTCTTTACACTGTAAAGAATTAAAATCAGACACTTCTTCAATAGATGAACTAATTATATTTGTATTTGTTGTATCAATTTCATTTAAATCAATAATTTCATCAGCTAATATATCAATATTTTCCGTATCAGAAACTTGAATTTTCATTTTATTTCCTCTTGATCCAAAATTTGCATACTCGTTATGTGGAGTATAGTTTTCCAAGGTAAATAATTTTCCTATATTATTTATAAAAAAATCAGAATTATTCAAATATTCCAAATCATCTTCTATATTTATTTTAAACCGTTCTTGGATACCAAGATATGATCCATAATAATCAATACCATTTTTAAAATTATGGTAATTTAAAAGAGAACTTGTTAAAAAACTAAAAAATGCATCTGTATTTTGTATAGTATTTACTTTTAAATCTGGATTTTCAATATTATATTTAGGTAACTCAAAATCTAAAATAGATGATATTTGTTTTGGTGTATTTGATAATTCTTTGTCTAATTCTAATTCTTTGTCTAATTCTAATTCTTTGTCTAATTCTAATTCTTTGTCTAATTCTAATTCTTTGTCTAATTCTAATTCTTTGTCTAATTCTAATTCTTTGTCTAATTCTAATTCTTTGTTTAATTCTAATTCTTTGTCTAATTCTAATTCTTTATTTTTACCCAATATGTCTTTGCCTATCATATATTTCATAGGATCAATAAGCGGTGAAAACTTGGTAAATACTGGTTTTTTTTCAATACAATTTGTTTCCGTATTTAAAACCATATTTAATCCGCATATTTGATGTTTATGATTTAAAGAAATACTATCATAATTTTGTTCATTTAATTCAAAAAAATTACTATAAATTGGGTTATATTGTTGTAACTTGGAAATCTTATATGGAGAATTTTGAGAAGCATCAATTGTTGCATTTACCCACTCATCTAAATCAATCGCTTGTGTTTTTCTATAATTTAGTTTAAATTTTGTTGATTTAGAAAATTCATTTAAATTCATAATTGATATATTTACTTTGAATAAAATATATAAATTGCCTAAACGTATATTAAATTGTCAAAGAATTACACATTTTTATGTAGACTGTTGAAGATTAACATTTTCAACTGTCTAAATCAACAAGTGTGAAAAACTTTACTAAATAATACGTATTATTTTAATAAATTGTTATATATTGTTATTATATTACAATGACTTTAGAATTAAAAAAATTTGATATGCGTTGGATTACTTTCAAACCTGATGAAAATAAAGGACCGGTTATTGTAATGATTGGACGGCGTGATACCGGTAAAACATTTTTGGTGAGAGATTTATTATTTTATCACCAAGATATACCCATAGGAACCGTAATATCCGGAACAGAAGCCGGAAACGGGTTTTATGCAGCACATGTACCTAAACTATTCATTCATGATGAATATAATACTGTTTTGATTGAAAATGTTTTGCGTCGACAAAAAGCAGTCATGAAACAAATCCAAAAAGAAGTCGAAACATATCGACGGTCAACAATTGATCCTCGAACTTTTGTTATTTTGGACGATTGTTTGTATGACCAAACATGGACACGGGATAAAATGATGCGCTTACTTTTCATGAATGGTCGTCATTGGAAGGTAATGTTGATCATAACTATGCAGTATCCGCTAGGAATACCTCCAAATCTCCGCACCAATATAGATTACGTTTTTATCTTAAGAGAACCGTATTTATCTAACAGAAAAAGAATCTGGGACAATTATGCCTCAATGTTTCCTACTTTGGAGGCATTTAATGCAGTTATGGACCAAACTACGGAGAATTATGAGTGTTTGGTCATCAATAACAACGCAAAATCGAATAAATTGCATGATCAAATCTTTTGGTACAAGGCAGAAGGACATCCAGATTTCAAATTGGGTTCAAAAGAGTTCTGGGAAATATCAAAAGGGATGGGTTCTGATGATGAGGAAGAGGCTTATGATCCAAGTAAAGCAAAAAAACGTAGTGGTCCTGCATTAAACGTCAAAAAATCGAAATGGTAAATGCAGTGGTAATGAAAGAGTATTATTACAAAATAAATAATATAAAATCTATATATAAATTATGAACGATGACATTCAGTCATCCCCATATATAATTTTTCATGAAATAAACAAATAATATACCACATATATTTCGCGTTATCTTTAAGTCTATTTTTAAAATATGAAAACAGTCTGGTATAAAATAACATATAATATTATATAATATCTATGTCAAATGATGATAAACCATATGATAAATCTGAAATTGCGATGATTAAAATGATACGTGACAAAAATGCCAAAAATCTTGAAATTTTAGCTGTCGAAAATACTAAGCAATCTATATCACCGACTTGTAATTCTGAAGGATTCGATGAAACAAAATATTTATATAATTTTGATTTATCTATTCTACCAATAGAAAACAAAATTGAAACCAATAACGTAAATTATTTCAAAATATTACAATCTATATTAAAACAGCCATTAGTTATATCTAACGATATAACTAAATCCAAAACACATGGTGAAACTGAAATAACCAAACAATATATAGAAGCTTTAGACAAATTTAAAAAAAACTTAAAAAACAACTTAATTTTTAATAATGATGACGGATTTAAAATGTGGATGAAACACCGAGCCGAAACCATATCAAGCTATAAAGAAATATTACCATTAATGAACTCCCTTATTATAGAAAATCTTAGTAGAGATTGTACCTACAAAAACATTAAAAATACAGTATTAATAGGAATTGTTGTTGAGGAACTTGACGAAAAACTTAGGATGGCACACAATGACTACATAGAACAAAATGAAAAAATCAAACGTAGGCATGAAGAAGAAGAAGAAGAAGAAGAAGAAGAACCTAATTATAAAAAACAAAACGAACAATCAAAAGAACCCAAACAATCAGCCGGAACATCAAAACATAATAAATCAAAACATAATAAATCAAAACATAATAAATCAAAACATAATAAATCAAAACATAATAAATCAAAACATAATAAATCAAAACATAATAAATCAAAACATAATAAATCAAAACAT